AAGCAGGAGGGGGTAGTCTTCGCGGGACCTCCCCCCGGGGGGACGGATGGTCGTTAAGTCATTTCATTTCGTCAGACTTCGACATCTCGTTCCACAATCCTGTAGTTGCCAGTCAGATTGAGCGCAAAAGCCTCGATTACAGCTTCATTAGAAGCTTCAATCTGATCAGCAAGAGACAGCTCGTCGCTGCTGTATGTCACCCTACCCAGGTAGGCAGTGGTGCCTTAGCCATTAGACACATCGAAGTTGTACCATTCGTCGAACTCATCGAAAGGATCGAACGGATTGTCCTCTGTTGTGAGCCTAAAGGCAAGCACCACTGCCTCCTGTAGTAGTGTAGCAGTCGCTACTCGTCGTTGTAGATCACTGACTTGACCTGTGAGACCGAGAGACCGAGAGCCTCTGCAATCTCAGCATGTGTAGCGCCCCTGCTGCGCAGTGTCATGATGCGAGACTGCTGTGCTGTAGTGACACGAGTCTTCTCACGTGGCATAGCGAGCTTCTTGATGTGATCAGAGTCCGCATTGGCCACGATCTCCTCCATCATAGCATTGGAGACAGCGCCACGCTGAATGGCTTCCCACTCACGGGGGGTGGGGCGGATGCGAGTACCCTGTCTGTCAACGCCAAGCCTAGCACGAGCAGTCTCTATAGCCATGCGCTCGATCTTCTCCCGGTCCTTGCGGGACATATCAGGATTTGCAGCAACCTTCTTGGAAACAACGCCTTGCGCAATGATTTGCGCTTGTCGTTCCAAAGGCTTCTGCTTGACGGCACGGTTGAGGGCGGCCCGGAGGCTCGAAACCTCGGGGGCGTATTTGCGCGCCATCCGGGGGTCCCGTTTCAAGGGGGGCGTAGAAATGACAGCCTTGCGGCTACGATTTGCCAGCGCCTTCATGGCATTGGCGTGGTCAGCATATAGCCCTTCCATACGAGTGCCGCTGCTGAGGATATGCGCGTCGTCCACCATGGACATCTTGGGTACCTTGGTAACCTTGGGTACCCAGACACCCTTGTCGTTGTAATATCCCCGACCGGTCTTCTCGTAGACGAGCTTACCAGTCTTGGGGTCGATGGGGCCGCCTTTCGCAGCTCGGCGCAATTTGCGCTCGTCGACCCGGACCTCGCCCTTGGCCCTGGAAATAAGAGTGGAGGCGCCTCGGTTGGTGCCGCCCTGGTACTTCTTCCGGAGCGCAGATATGCCGTTGTCCTTCTCGCTCTGCTTGTAGTTGAGGTAGTGCTTCTCCGCATCGATAACAACCATCGAGTGGCGGACAGCACGAGCGAGCTCGGACTCCGATGCCCCCTTCAGGGTCATGTCAGTAATAAGGTTACTGATCTTACCCATCTGGGTCTGAGTGTCCCGCATCCTCTTCATCCCGGGATATGCCGGATAGACTCGCTTGGGCTCGAAGCCCTTGAGTCCCTTGAGCGCCGGGGTGGATCGAATACGAGTCGTACCAATATGTGGGATGGCTACGACGGAGTCCCCGTCGAAGTCAGCGCCGCTGAGTCGCTCGGCGACAGAAGGATGAATGCCAATAGCATCCCGAGCACGACCCATAATATGGCGCGCCTTCTTGTCCTTGTTGTTAACCACAAGCTGCGGGATCTCGAAGGTCCCGCCATGAGGATAACGAACAAGAGACACCACAGTACCATCGCGGAAATTTGGTGCATACACATGGTTCTTCTTGAGATGCGGCATCGGCAATATGACCTGCGAAGCCTGGCCGGGTAGGGCCTTGGCCTTGAGGTGCACCGACGCCGAGTCGCAGTCTTCCGCAAATGACGCAAGGAGCTTCTTACGAATAACGGGGTTCGTGAGACTCATGATCTCCTTGAACTCCCGCTCCTTGGCCTCGCGAGTGGCCTTGAGCTGCTTCCGGGCTAATATGGGCGACTGCTTCGAGAGGAACTGGGAGGCCAAGGATAAGGACCAGCGGTCCCAGGATCCCTCCTCGTTCACGATATTGAGGGCCGACAGCTTGCGCTTACCGGTCTTCTTGTCCTTGTAATATCGCTGCTTGACGACCGTACCGAACGGATTGTCGGGGTCGTCCTTGAGCGGCTTGAGGACGGAGTGGTCCTTCGGGCCGAGCGCCGGGGTCCCCTTGGGCTTGTTGGTGTTGAATATCATGTCAACGCCCTTGGGGAGCTTGTCGGTGTACATCGCCATACCCTTGAGGTAGTGCGTGCCATCGACGTTGATCCTCACCTGAGCATATGACGAGCCGCCGAGATCGAGGTCCTGAACGCCACGTCGGAGCTGAATAACGCCGTCCATGTCCGTTCCGCCGTCCTCGGCGTAACGAATACGCAGGCGCTTGCTCGACACCTTGGTCGGGGGCTTGAGGCCCGTCGACAATATGCCGTTCTCGTCTACAACAACGCCCGGGGTACGGATCTTGTCGCGGTTCGCCATGACGTCGGCTTTGGTGACGCCCGGCGGGGTGAGGACCTTCAGAATCGTGAATTTGTCCGATCCCGGCTGCTTGATATAGACCTCGTGGGTCTTGTAGCCCTTCTGACGAAGCGTCTCGACCGCGGTGTTGAGTGTGGCGGTCGATGTCTGGAGGTTCATCTCCACACCGGTGCCGTACTCAATATACCGCTTGGCCTTGCACTCGGCCTCGAGAATATCGCTGGTGCGCTTGATGGCGTCCTGGCGGTGCCCGGCGTCCGGCTTGAGAAGCTCGCGGACAGATGACTCGTTAAGTCCCATCTTCTCCGCGATAGCGGTGTTGGGGAGACCGGCGTCCTTGAGCCGGGTGGCTCGAGCAATATCGCCGGCCTTCTTCTCGGCGCGGGCGATGCTGCCCTGGGCTCGGAACTCGGTGGTGGTCATGCCCCATCCCCGAGCAATATCGGTGTCGCTCATGCCCTCCTTGCGGAGGCGGTCGCGCTCGCTGAGAAATGACGAGGCGCTCTGGTACGGATCCTTGCCCGAGCCCCAGGGATAGCGCCCGGAGTGGCGGGGCGTGCCGTAGTGGACGAGGAAATCGTCAGTCATCACGCCTCCTGCTTGAGCCCCTCGATGATCTTGTCGAACTGGACCAGTCGGTCCTGAATATGTGCCAGCACCTCGGTCTCGGGCTCATCAACGAGGACCTCGTTGTTCTGGTAGATCCGCGTCTCCGCACGAATATCCCCTGGTCGGTAGCCGTACTCGAGGCAGAACAGCGCAGCGTAGATATGGAGCTGCGTCATCGACGCCGGCGTCACGCCCGTCTTGAGGTCGTGAATGCGGAGGAAGCCCTTCTTCTCGTCGAAGGAAATGGCGTCCGCCGTGCCGAAGGCGTTGTCGCTGTACCAGAGGATCTGCTCCGGGACCATGCGGTAGCCAATGGCGTCGTTGATATAGCGGTTCAGCGTGACCTGGTTCTTCGGCATCCGGATGCGGAGACGAATATGCTCTGCGGCGAGCTCGTGCAGCCTGGTCCCCCTCGCTGCGGCCTGGCTGGTACCGAAGACCTCGCGGAGGCGGTCAACATCGTAGTTGACCCAGGCGTGCTTACTCGCGCTGAGAAATGCGTGAGCGCCGGTCAGACGTGAGTGATCGTTGAAGTGCATCTAGGACGTGTTCCTTGTTGTCCGGAGAAATGAATGCGGCGAAGGACATCCGGTCGAGAATGTCGACATAGTAGTCCTGGTTGGGGCGGTGCCTGGCGCGACCGGAGGCCTTGACCTCCAGCATGGCCCACCTGTCCTCCCAGAGGAGAATAAGGTCCGGCACGCCCTGCTTGTAGTTCGGGTCGTTCTTCAGGATGACGCAGCCCGGGAAAAGGGCGCGCAGCTCCTTGATGAGACGAGCCTGGAACTCTCGTTCGAGCATTGAGCCTCCTGAAAATGCATGACCCGTGCGGGGGTCGGGTCAGGATCTTCATTATAGCCCGTGTTCTGCACGCGTAATTGCATCCAAGGCGGATGGACGGGTCTTGGCCGAAAATGGCCACTGGCCAAATCCGTGTCCAGCGTGGCCAAAAATGGCCAGAGCGTTTTGGGCGGTATTGCAACGGAAGATGCCCGGATGGCCAAATGGCCAAAAACGGGACGGGTTTGTCCACGCCACGGGAGAACTTACAGGCTCTACTGGCTATAGTTTACTATTATTAATAGTAACTTCTTTAATAGAAAAATGGCCATTTGGCCATAAGATAGAGAAAGTGGCGTCATTGCAACGATTCCTTCGTGGCCAAATCTGGCCACAGTGGCCAAAAAAATGGCCACCCCTGGGATCTGGCCAAAAACGAGAACCCGAGACGGCCGTAAGACCGCCCCGGGACCTCGTCATCGTCGCCCGAAGGCCGCTTCGTTGAACCGCTCCTTCCTCTTCAAGGCCCTCTCGACTGCGCGGTCGAACCCCGACTCGCTCGTCAGGGTAATATAGTACAGGTCCTTGTAGGGGGTGTTGGCCCGGTCGATGCGCCCCTTCGCCTGCTCCACCTGCTTCCACGAGTAGGACTCGCTGTAGAATATGATGGTGTCGCAGGTCACGCAGTTCCAGGCCTCGGCCCCGGAGGTGTACTGCACCAGATACGCCCACTCGTCGCCCTGAGGAACCTCGTCGTGGAAGGTCCCGTTCATCTCCCCCCACGGCCTCGCCAGAGCCTCGCAGACGTCCCGTAATATGTCGCGCTCATAGTTGTACATGTAGAACACGATAGCCCGCTTACGGGCCGCCAGGAGCCTCAGAAGGGTGCCTCTGCGGTCGCCTGAGGCCACTACGATATAGCGCAGCGCCCTTGCAAGACCCGCAGCGTCCTCGATCGGACGGTTCCGAAGGACGTCCCACCGCTGCCGCAGCGTCTCGTTGTACGTCTCCGTCTCGTACTTGCAGGATATGCGCTGCTCGTGACGCCGGGTCCTCCTCTCCATCGGCATCTGCACCAGTATGGCGTCCCGGTGCTTCCGCAGGAGCTTCTCGTTGTGGTACCGCTTGACCTTCGGATATCGTGCGAACCGGTCGTACTCGACGTGCTTCTCCACGAACTCCGTCTGGTTGCGGTAGAAGCCGTTGCCCAGAAATACCTGAAGGTAGTCCATCCAGGTGTCTCCGGGCGTGCCCGAGAGCAGGATCCAGGGGTTCCGGGCGGCGATCTTACGATATGCCTTGGCCCAGGCGCCCTTCCCCACAAGACGCTGCTCGTCGAAGATGAAGAAGCCCTTCGACTTCTCGTGCTTCCGGATGTTGTTCCAGGAGTCGACGACGCAGGATATGCCGCGCGTCGGTTCCTTGGGCGTGAGGCCGAACCGTGCGAGCTCTCCCTGCCAGTCGAGACTGTCCCGCTTGGTCGCGGTCGTGATGATGTAGAGCGTTGTGGGTGTCTTCGCGCTCTTCCCCGACTCAAAATTATGACCCGTGATGGTCTCGATGGCGAACGCGATGCCCGCCATGCTCTTCCCGGAGCCCGGGGCCCCGCAGAGGACGCAACCGATATGCATCCTCCGCAGGGCCTCGCGCTGGTGCTTCCACAGCAGGTCCGCCATCAGAAGCCCTCGATCTCGAAGGCCGTCTGACGCCACTCCTCCTTCTTCCCCTGCCAGTTCTCAGACACGAGGTCCGAGTACGACTGGCAGTAGAGGTTGTCGAGACGAATATCGCGCGGATCCTCCATCCGGTGCCTGATGCAGTGCATCGGCGGCACGGGCCCGCGAAATGCCTCCCACACGAGCCGGTGGGCGACCATCTGCTGCTGCTGCATCGTCTCGGCGTCCAGGACGCTCATGACGAGCGACCCCTTGTTCAGGGTCGGCTTGCGATATGTCCCCGTGCTGATCTTGCGGAAGCGGCCGTAGTTGCTGACCTCAAGATCGTAATATGCGTACAGGGTCCGCCAGGTCTCCTCGCTCAACGCTTCACCGCCACGAACTTGATGGTGTTGGTCTCGGGGTCCACGTCGTCCTCGGAAATGATCACATCATCCGCGCCTGCCAGAACGGCCTCCCGGACGAATGCGTCAACGATCTTGTTCTCCATCTGTCTTCCTCCTTGCTGAGTATGTCCACCGGTGCGCGTCCCCCACCATGCCGTGCGAGACGAGCCAGATATCGGTGAGGTTCTCCTTCTTGACTATGTTCGGCAGAACGACGCGGGGGATATGGGTGCGCCGTTCGATCATCTCGTCCTCACCCTCGATCTTGATCCGGATGGTATGCGCCGAGCCAGCGTCCTTGGCCCTCTCCTGCCTTCTTCGGTGGCCTCCGGTCATCATCTGCACGCCGAGGTTCAAGAGGGCCCGGTTATTCGAGTCGCCGTCCAACCAGCAGAACCGATGCTTCTTCGGATCGTACTCGAAGGTCGTGAAGGCCTCGCACATCAGACGAGCGAGCCGGAAGAACTGGGAGTTGCCCTGACGATTTCGGGCCTCGACGCCCTCCCCCTGCCTGGCGCACCCGATATGGCCGCGAGGACCCTTCACGCGGCCCTTGCTGGATATCATGTACCTCTGTTTCGTGAGTCCGGACTGGATCCAGTACTCCCTCTTTCCGAGGTGCTTCTCGTCCCTGATCCACTCCGTGATCGGATATGTCGGTCGAGGGGGCGGGTTAACCATAGGCCATCACGACCAGATGGTACTCGTTTCGATACGGATCGACTTCCTGGACGATGCTGAAGCGATCTGTATCCAGCACGAACTCGTACGCCTGGTTGGTCTCGGGGTCTCGGTGCTCCATCACCAGTATGTCCTTGCGGTACCCGCACTGATAGTCGATGATCTGCCTGATGCAGTACGCCCAGAGCTTCGGTCCCTCGAGGAAGTCAACGAGAATAAGGCGGTTGTAGGGTAACATGGTGCTCCTTTGTGTCGACGGGGGCCCAGATCGCTCCAGGCCCCCGTCCGAATATGGTCAGTCGGCAGCGATCAGCTCGATCGTGCCCTCGTCGAAGTCGATGATCGAGTAGAACTGTCCCTTGGGGATGATCAGCTCCACTCCGTTCGCGAGGACGAGACGAAATGCCCCGACGAACCCGCCGTGGAAGCCGGTCTCGTCGATGTGGCCGCGTACCTGCCCGTCGGCGATCGTGGCCATCCTGTCGTTGTAGAACTCCTCGTGAGAAATGATCTTCCACATACCGTTCACAGCTCGGGCTCCTTCTTCATGACGTAGAGATATGATGTGCTGTCGTCCGGTCGGTGGACGACCTTGAGGTCCACGAAGCTCGCCTCGACGCGGACCCAGTGAATGAGACGGGACTCTCGGCAGGGGGAGAAGGTGTAGTACCCCTTCATGTGACTCCCGAAGGAGTCCTCTAGCAGGTAGACCTGGTCCTCTCCGAATACGGCGTAGGTGTCGTGCAGCGACTCGATGTCGCTGATCAGGAGGTACCTGATCCCCTCGATCGGATATGACCGAGCGGTCTCGACGCGCTTGCTGTGGAGGCACAGGAGGTTCGCGGCGTCGAACCAGATGCCCTCCCACTCGGACGAGAGGAAGAGTTCCTCCGCTCCGTTGCTCCGAATAAGGACGGACCACTTGTCGTCGCCCGGCAGAGCAGCGTAGATATCGCCCCGAGCACTGACCGAGGAGCCGTCCGGCCGCACGATGCGAACACGAACGTCCTCGAGCTGCGGCAGCTTGGAAATGGTGTCAGGCGTGATCCTCATGCCCGCCACTCCTCCGGGGCGTCCTCGTCGCTCGGAGGCTCGGCGTACATCGCGTCGAGCTCGTCCTCCTGGACGGTGATGAAGGCCTTGTTCAGCCAGCAGGTGGTGAACCCTCGCTCGGCGTTGTGCCAGACTCGGATCTGGATATCGGCGCGCTGGATAACCGCCCAGTCCAGCATCCCGAGGGACGCCTCGTCCTTCAGGATCGTCCGGTGCTTCCCGGAGATGACCGTGATCTTCGGCGGGCGGGTCCCGAACTTCACGTTGACCTTGACGAAGGGCTCCGGCTGGTCGTCCTCGTCGCGGGGCTTGAGAACCCTGACGTTGACCCCCTGGGCACGGAGGTCGTTCGCAGCGTCCTCAGGGAGAACGACGCAGAAGGTCCGCTTGCCCTCGTTGCCGAAACGATCGCGGGCTCCGCTGAAGTTGCGGAAGAGGAGGCGGACGTCCTTGAGGGTGATCTGTGCTGACGGCATGGTGTTCCTTTCAGATGATGTTGAAGTGCATGAGGTAGATGACGAGTAGGGCGCAGAACAGCGCCCATGCGTACTCGGATCCCCACCGTGTGCCCGCATAGTAGAGGGACATCACGGCGAGGATCGTCCAGAGGATCCAGATCACTCGACGGTCCTCTTGCGAGAAATGACATTGACGCAGAGGCCGTTCCTCTGGACGTCGTACCAGTCCTCCGAGATATCGAGTGAGCCGGCGATGATGTACGACTTGATCCCGTCGAAGGTCTTCGGCGAGACGACCGGGAAATGGTGGTATCCCGACTTGTCTGCGTCGTTGCGGACTGCGTCCGACAGAAGGATCTTGATCCCGTCGATACAGGGGTCGTCGGAACGGACGGAGACGATGTGGCTGCTCATGCTGACTTCCTCATGTAGACGGAGCGGATGGGGTCGAGTGCGTAGCCGACGAACTGGTAGCCGTCGAGAATATGGGCGGTCTCGTTGGAGGGGCGGATCTCGGCGATGAGGCCGTAGTGTCCATCCGTGTGGCGTCCGACGATGATCATCGGGCCCTCCGCGTCCTCGTCCCACTCGAGACGGATAACGCCCTTGGCCGAGACGACCACTCGCGTCGGAAGCGGGCAGTGCTCCGACGAGACATCGACCCCGCAGTACTTCTTGACTGCGGCGTTCATCGCCGCGTGCACAAGCGTCTCGAAGGAGGCGTCCTCGAGATATGCGTTGTGCTGAGTGACGATGATTCGGGGTACGAACCTGATCTCCATTGTGTTTCCTTTCCAATTTGACGAAACTCTATAGCCCTGGATATGGGCTATAGAGGGTGAGATCACTTCTTGGGGAGGTGGTCCTTGGCCTGGGGGACGTCACCGTAGGCGAGTGCGAGGATGATTCCAAGCGTAACGCTGCGGACGGCGATGAGCAGGTTGGGGTTCATAACGGTTCCTTTCGTAGGGGTCTCATTATAATCCAAGTTACTCCTGCGAGAGGAACTCGTCCACATCGCCGAATGCGGATATGGCATCACGCGCCTTGTTGGCGAGCGAGTTGGCGTAGCGGTCGTCCACCAGCGAGATATCGCCGTTCAGGTCCTCCGCCTCGAGCCACTTGTATCCCTTGCTTCCGGACGCGAAGGAGTACTTCCCCTCCTTCTCGCGCAGAATATCGAAGCCGCCTTCGCGAACAGGTACGAAGCGACCGACTCGGCCCACAAAGCGGATGCCCTCCGGTGCAGTCTCCTGGTCCCCCAGAACCAGGCTGGTCGTGACGGCCTTCGTCTCACAGAAATCATCGAGAGTGACCTCCTCGTGGCTGAACAGTGACTTGAAAACGTACGGGTGCAGGAACTGGGCGCCTGTGGCGTGCCAGCCCTTCTCGTCGTGAGCGATATAGACGGCGTCGTTCAGGAGGCACATGCGGTCGTACGTGGCCTCGTGCTCGAAGGTGTAGCCGTACTTCTTGCCGAACTCGGTGACTGCGGAAATGATCTCAGGCGTGGCGTCCGGGATCTTGATCGAGTCGGTCTTGATATGCGCGACCGTGAAGCCCTGCTCCTGGACGAAGTGCTTCAGATCGATCATGAACAGCGCGCCCCGCTTGGCGCAGATGTTGTCTACGTTCCGCGGATCACGAAATGCGTTGTCGAAGGACGCCGCGGTAAGGCCGTACACGCTGTTGATCACGATCTTCAGAGCGTACGCCAGGTCCTTCGCCTGCGACTCGTCCGTCAGATATGGACCGAGCGCACCGCCGAGCATCGACTTGGCCTGCTGAATATCGCCGTGCTTGATGGCGATGCGAGCGGCCTTGATCTCGGAGAAGCGTTTCGTGTACGGCCCGAACATGTTCAGGACCTCGATCGAGGTCGGGTGCATCGAGGCGATATCGAGCAGAGCCACGTTGCGGTGGATTCCCGGCTCGGCGTACACGTAACCGCCTTCTCCGGTGACCTCCCCGCGATATGAGCTAACGCCGAACTCGTACTTGTAGCCCGGGAACTCCTTGCTCAGATCTGTGTAGACCAGGTCCTTCTGCGGGTGGCGGTTGTCCCCGAAAATGATCTTGGTCGCCAGGATACGGTTCGTGGCGTTCGGAGTCATGCCGGCGACGTCCGCAAGAACCCGACGCGCCGTCCAGTCCTCGTGCCGTGCGTTGAACACGGCCTCAGTGGCCCGTACGTCGTTGTCGCAGTATGCGGAGACCTCGGGCCAGCACTCCTCCGGAACCGGCATGTCCCAGGGCAGTCCGAGCTCCTTGTGGTGGATTCCGAGCTCGATCTCCCACTTCTTGAGGCTCTGCTTCTTCGAGGAGAAGTCGTAGATGTCGGAGTATGAGAGGTCGTACGCGTTGCGGAACCCTGCGTCCAGCACGTTCCCGATGATCTTCTGGCTCAGGTGGAACAGCTGCTCGTTAGAGTAGCCCATCATCCTGCCGTACAGGATATGGTTGTCGTACCGTCGGTTGTTGAAGCCGATCAGACGGTGCTCGACGAGCGCCTCGATCTCCGCCGGCGCAGGGTTGATCATGCGGTGAATATGGTCGTTGCCCTGCACCTTCCAGTTCACGAGGAGCAGGTTCGGGAAGACCTCGCAGTCGAAGAAGACGATGTCGCCCTCCTCCACGCCCTCCGTCTTGTCGACATCCATCTCCGAGTGGAAATGCATCTGTGCAACGCGCGAGAGGCAGTAGGAGGAGTGGTGCGTGGACCTGAGGGCGAACGTCATGACCGCCTGACGCATGTCGCTCAGGTCGTACTCCATCCCCTGCGAGTACGCGTCGTTCAGGATCTTCTCGATGAAGTCGATCGATGGCTTGGTGCCCGGATGGATCTCCTTCCGGAGGTTCCGCAGGATAAGGTCGCGGAGACTCTTCTCGTCCTTCATCGTCGTGCGGTTGAGCATCTTCTCCTCCTTGAGAGGGAGCGAGCCTTCCTCAAGAGTAGCCGGAGGAATATCATTGCATACACTCAGTCGCCTCCGTAGAGCTGAACGTCCGGGATACCACTTGACCTCGATTCCCGGCTCGTAAATATGGGCGAGGCGCTCGGGGTCTCCTGCGTAGACGTAATGGAGATGGAGACCTCCACCTCCTCGAGACCTCTCAGCATAGGTTCGAGGCCACCGAGAAGCAGCGTCAAGGTTTCGAGAAGGCGACTTGACTCCGTTCTCGCAGATATCGAAGTCGATGACAATCTCATTCTCGGGGGGTCGTACATAGTGCTCCTTTCGTGTGTCGATATCGCTCAGTGTGGTCGTGACGTCGTCCCACCGACTCAGCGGAGTGCCCTCGTCGGACGAGTACTGCGCAGGACGGTCGGAATATCGCCTGTCCAGTAGCGAGGGCTGCTCGGACAGGTGCAACCAGGTCGTCTCGTTGGGCTTCTCCTTCAGCTGCTTCTGCGTCAGGATATCGCTTCGGAAGCCGATGTAGACGCTCCGTCCACGGGACCCGTCCGACAGAACCGCACGGTCCTTGTAGTCCTCGAAATATGTCCGGAACTGCGAACGGAACACGTACATGGGCAGGGGCGAGGACACGCTCGCCATGTCGCAGTACTCCTTGTACATGGTGTAGGCACGACGCAGGGATATGCTCGACTCGGCCTCGAGCTCCTCCTGGTTGTACTCCACGAAGTTGTACAGCGCGTCCGTGTCGCCCATCATCCGCAGCGGGCGGTACTCGTCGTAGTAGGATATACCCATGCGGTTGTACTCGTCCCGGCAGTATGCCGCGATCTCCCCGCGTGTCTGGCTGATCTCCGTCATCAGACGCTCATACGTGTCCTTGGGGACCGTACTGCCCGTGGGGTGAATATCGATCAGCCTGCGGATGATACCCGACTTGCTGTCGGTGATCCGGACAGGCGAGTTCGTCCCCACGAACAGAGTCGTCCGAAAGGCCATCCCGTACAGCGACTTGTTCTTCTCGTTCACCAGCATCTCCTCGTGAGAGACGAGCGAGTTGAGAACCGTGTTGTCGCTGAGCCTGCTCATGTCGCCATCGTGGTCGATGGCGATGAGGGGGTTCGTCTTGAACGCCTCGAGAGCGAACTGGTTGTTCGACCGCACTAGAGCCCGCGAGTCGAACGGCTTGCTGTAGCCCTCGAAGAGCCAGGATATGATGTTCAGGATCGTGGACTTGCCCGATCCCGGCTTCCCGTACAGGACGAAGAACTTCTGGATCCGAGCACTGTCTCCGGAAATGACGGACCCGATCGCCCAGATGATCTTCCGACGCTCCTCCTCGTCGTACAGCACCCCGAGGAGCCGGTCGAATGCCGAGTGGTCTCCCGCTTTGAGCGAATATGGTAGGCGCTTGGAGGCGTAGTCCTCCTTGCGCACCGGATCGTCTGCGAACACCAGCGTGTCGTCCAGCGGGTGAAAATGGTCGAACATGCTCGACTCCCACGAACGGAACTCGCGCCAGATACCGGACTTGAACCTCCGCATGAGACGCACCGAGGGATTGTCATCCGACTTCTCCGCAGTGGCCAGGACCTCACGGTCGACGAGACGGGCGACGTCATCCATACGAGTGGACCACCTGCCCTTCTCCTCGTCCCAGATGGCGTAGAACGCCCCGCCCCGGATCATGAAGTCCGTGGGCTCTCCCACGAGGAACTCCGGGGCGAGGCAGGCCGAACCATCCTTCTTCTCGGTCCTGGCCACTTCGAAGAAATCCATAGCGTGCTCCTAGAATTGGTCGATGCTTCTGTTGTACAGATGCATCTGGTACCAGAGCTCGATGCGGCGAGTGTCTACGAGCTCGCCGTTCTCGAACACCGGAAATGGCGTGCGGGGGGTGAGTTCCTCACGATCGAGCCATCGATGGATCGTGAGGCGCGTGTCGTGCTCCGCCTCGAACGGTTCTACCGCCCAGCGCTCGTCGATCCACTTACTGAGACCGAGGTTGCCGAGGATCTCGGCGAACGCGATCTGAATATCCTCCTCGTCCATCGTCTGGAATGACAGGTCCTGCGCCAGGACGACAAGCATCTCCAGCACCGAGGGCTCCCGAAGCGCGGACAGATCCGCCTGAGCCTCTGTCTCGAACATGGTCCGGAGAGAGACGGCGTCCGCGACGCGGTTGTCGTCCATCGGCACGTTCGAGAAGAACATAATAGTGTGCAGGACGGAGCAGAGCGTGCGGTAGTGCTCCACGAAGGAGATCGCTCGTCCGTACAGCCACTCGAAATAACGCTGCGTGTCAGGCATCGGGGTCCTTCTCGAAGAACGCGTCCGCGTAGATCTCGAGCGTGATGTCCGCCCAGATCAGGAAGTTGCGGATATAGGCGGTAGTGGTCCCGCTCGAGGGCACGGAGATGACGCTGAGCGCCTCCCCGATAAGGTCCTGCGGGAACTCCACCGGCCGGTTGTTTGGCCCGACCAGCGTGTCGTCCTTCACGTAGTAGCGCAGAGTGAGGTCGTCGAAATCGCCTCGACCCTCGCGCTCCGCCCACTCCTTCTCGGACAGCACCTGGCACCCGAAGGAGTCAGCCCCCTCCGGCAGCATCTCGCTGTCGTACGCCTCCACGTCGGGGTCGTACTCATGCATGTCATCATCCTCCGATGGTAGATATGGCGCAAGCACCTCTGCGGGCATCTTCAGGAAGAACTCGAGCTGCTTCTCCTGCTCGGAGATAGCGGCCTTGAGCATCTTCGAGGTGTCGGTCGCCTCCTTGCGGATCATCGCCTCTCGGGCGATGGCGTTCTTCATGTCCTCGAGCTCGTGGAAGTGCTTGCGGTTCAGAATATAGGCGGTCGCCCCGACGGCGGCCAGGGCACCCGAAAGCGCCCCGGCCGCCACGAGCACCGCGTCACGCGGCGAGAATATCAACGGACCGACACCTCGTCGATGCGGTCCCAGATAACGCCGTCGACGTTGAAGTCGAGGATCCAGCGCCTCGCCTCGCACACGCCGTCGACGTCCTTGTAGATGTCGTCGAAGTAGTTCGCGTCCCAGTCACCGAAGGTGATGTAGCCGTCAGCACCGCCGTCGTCCTTGCGGATCCAGCCGACGACCGCCCCGGCAGATGTCTGGGGTAGACCGAGTCCGGCGTAGACCTCGTTCAGCATCACGTACCCGCGGCAGTTCAGCAGGTCGTTGGCGTAGTTCTCCTGCGCACGGAGAATCGATGTGGAGAGGTTCCGGTTCTTGTTCCAGGTGGCGGCGTTCTCGTCATAGAGCACCGCGTACTGGGAGGCGCCGGCCAGGTCGAAGATGCTGTCCCCGATCTCAGAGATATCGGCGTCGGGCTTGCGACGCTCAGCAATATCCTTCTTCGCCTGCTCGCGGATCTTGGTGTCGAGCTCCTTCATCCCCTCCTCTCCGAGGGCCTGCTCGACACGACCCCTGTAGCGGCGGTAGGACTGGTCAAGCGCGCCGTAAGCGGCCGTCAGACCGGCGATGCGCTTGGCGGAGATGCGGTGGGACGCCGCGATGGACGCGATGGTGAGCACGCCGACAACGAGAGCCGGAGCGTAGAGCTTCAGCAGGTCCCGACCGAGACGGGTGTAGATAACCGTACGGTCGTGCAGGGCGTCCTGGTCGCTGTACTGCTTGGACTCGTCCTCCAGCGTGGCGGAAATGAGCTCCAGGTTCTCGACGTGGGGCTCGACGACCTCCTTGACGCGCAGGGTCTCCTGCGACGCGAGAACTGCGGTGGCGACAACACCGACGCCGCCGATAACGCTGAGCATGGCCGGGGAGTGCTTGGACAGCACCAGACCGACCTTCCCAGCGGCGCGAGTAATGACTCCGAGGTTCATTTGAGAATATGCCTTTCAGTTGATCTTGACGGGGGACGGAAGATCGAGCAGATATCCGTCTCGGACGCGTGTGACCTGAGCAGATGTCAGGTTCGTCCAGCCGCGGTCCTCGACGGGGTAGTCCGCGGAGATGCCGACCATGCCGTACAGGTCCCCCACGGAGGCGGACCCGTACGTGTCGACGATGTTGGTGAGCTCGGTGACGACGGACTCCGCCTCGCTCTTCGAGTCGAGCACGACGGGCTGGTAGACGCTCTTCGTGAGCGTTCGTTCGCTGCCCGGCGTCGTTCCGTACGTCCTGCTCTGGTAGACGCGGTTGTAGGAGGTGTAGCGAGGCGTCGTGGGGCGCTGATATGCCGGAGCGCCGCCCTGAGAGAACAGCGTCCGCTCGGTACCCCCGACCACCATCTCGTACACCATGTTCTTGAACGCCGGGATCGCGATGTCCCAGAACAGATATGACCCGACGGACTTCAGGTCGTCGCCGAAGAGCGCGTTCACAGCGCGGTCGCGGAAGCTCGGAGCGATATGGCGTCCGGGCTTGCTCGTGATCTGCTTGGAGACGCGCTCCTTGTCCTTGTCGCTGTTGCCCGGAAGGCTTCCGCGAACGGGTACGTCCATGTCTATCACTCCCACCAGTTCGTGTGCTTCTCGAGGAAACCGAGCGTCGCGTTGATCGGTCGCCATACGATATCGACTGCCGTGAGAACGGCGTACTCCCAGAATGACATTGTGTCCTTTCAGATATGCTCAGCCGAGTTTGAACCAGTCGGGGATCGGTTCGGTGATGAAGTCCACCACGAGGCAGGGCTCCTCGTTGTCGCCCATGCTGGTGGAGAAATGGAGCTCGATCTCTGCTCCGACGCGCCACCCGAGCTGGTCGCCCATGGCCGTTGTCGGGAGTCCCACGTGCTCGTAGAACTCGTTGAGGGAGACCGAGGACTCGGAGATGAGGATCCGGTTCAGGTCGTTCTGCACCTTGCGGAGGTGGTTCATGCTGGAGCGGAAATACCGTCCGCTGTGTCCGTCGTAGCACAGCACGGTGCCGCCCTCGACGAATATGACGTTCTGGCGGTTCTCGGGGAGGCGGATCTTGGCGGCGGAGGCCGACTCGACCTTCTTCCTCTGGTCCTCGGGGAGAACCTCCTTGGCGGCCGAACGATAACGATCGAAGGCCTCGGACGTCATGGTGCAAGCGGCTACCGCTGCGGCCTGCCGTGCAGCGCCGACTCGATAACCGGCAATGACGGCTGAAACAGTTCCCGCCGCCGCAAGGAGTGCAGGAATATAGCACGTCCATCCGTGCTCGAGACGCTCTCGGTTCGTGGGGACGTCGATTCCGGCTCGCTCGCACCTGAGCGCGGCCTGCCGGTCTCCGACAACAGCGGTAGCCGCCGTGAGAACAGTTCCGGCGACTCCGACCGCCGCGAGAATCGCTGGGGCGTGCCTATTCGTAGCGGATACAAGTCCGCGGACAAGTCCATTCACGTGTGTCCTTTCGAGAAACCTATAGCCCTGGTCGGGGCTATAGGAGAGGTTCGTCAGTTGGCGATGTCAGTTCCGTCGGCGTACCAGAGAATCGTCCGGGTCCAGAGCGCGATGTAGATCGCGGATCCGAAGAGAACGATGTCGTGGGAGTTGACCGAGTCGGTGTTGTTCATTGCGTGTTCCTTTCAAGGGGTCTCACTATGAGCCATGTAGAACTCGCTAGTGAGACCCCTCGAAAATGCCGTCAGACACCCAGAGCCTCGAACGCCTCCGGGTTGGCCTTACGAGCGTCCTCGATCATCTTCTTAGGCATGACTCCGTTGAAGAACTTGACCGCCTTCTTGGGGTCGTTGACCAGGTCGAAGAGGAACTCCTCGTAGAACACGGACTCCTTGAAGTCCTTGAGGGCCTTCTCGGACTTGCGGAAGTGGATTCCGTCCTGGTCCCTCTCGCCGAACGAGCGGTCGACGAGGCGAACGAAGAACTGGTACGCGGTGATACCGTCGACGACCCGCAGGTTCTCCGGCGTGGATTCGCCCGAGAGAAGACTGCGGGCGAAGACGCTGTCCTGCTGCGACTCCTCGATGAGGAAGTCGACGACCTCCTTACGGGTGAGGTTGAACCAGCAGGTCTGGGCGACGGTCTCGCCGTCGAAGTTCTCGGCGAGGATGGTGTTCTTGATCATGGTATTTCCTTCAGTTGAGCAGGACAAGAGCGAGCGCTAAGAATATGAGCGCAACAGCGACTGAGAAGCACATGGCGAAAACCTATAGCCCGGGTTGGGGGCTATAGGCGAGAGTTAGACGGAGACGATGGTCACTCGTCCTCGTCCGCGTCAACGGTGTCGAAGTCGTCCTCGTCCTCGTCCGTCTCGTCAGACTTGCTGAGCGCAGCGGCGATGGCCAGAGTGCCCATGACGGCGCCGGCAACGGCGACGCCCTTGAGCACGGCCCAGCCGAGGGCCTTGAGCTCGGACTTGGTCTGGTCCGAGAGCGGGGGGAGGTTGAACGGGGACTTCTTCTCGTCGTTGTTCTCGGCGGGAGTGAGGTCGGTGTTGTTCATTGTGATTCCTTTCTATGGGGTCTCATTATAGGAGATGTGTTTTTCGCGAGTCACCAGAAAGCCATCACGGCGAATACGGCAAGCATGATCATAGTCGCGATGGCCAGCGCAAGTATCACAAGGCGCTCTTCTCTCGAAGCTGGGCGCGCAGATCGAGGATGGTCATCGTGAGGTCGGAAAGCTGCTTCTCCGTCTCGTTCTTCTCCTTCTGGAGCTCGTCCATCTGCTTGCGCATGGCCTCCTTCTCCTCGAGCTGGCGGTGGAAGATATCGGCGATGCCGATGATCGCGACGATTGTCGTGACGCAGCAAAGAGTCTGAGAAAACATGGTGTTCCTTTCAAGAAACCTATAGCCCGGGTTGGGGCTATAGGCGTGAGTCAGTAGTAGAAGTTTCCCGGGGAGGACTCGTAGCGGTTCTTCTTAAACACCCACTTGGCGATGGTCCAGAGGCCAACACCGAAGACGATGTTCTTGATGATCCAGCAGAAGAAGTTCATTGCGGTTCCTTTCTTGGTTCTCATTATGAGGCATGATGGTTCCGCGAGACCTATAGCCCGGGTTGGGGCTATAGGCGCGAGGTCAGTTCTCGGAAAGCGACTTGTAGAGGCGCATCAACTCCTTGTCGAACTCAGTCACGCGCTTCTTGCTCCTGGCGGCGTCCCTGTACGCGATGAGCGCGCAGGTCAGCAGCAGGAACTCGACGAGCGAGATGAGAGCGAGCACGAAGGTGATTGTGAGCAGCATTGAAGTTCCTTTCGAGTTGTGGGGTCTCATCATGGGCCTTGTCGAAATCGCGTTTCCGAAAATCCCTCCCGGGCAATTTTTAGAACCCGATTTCGATAAACCATGCCATGGGCCCGAGTCGGTTATGACAGGGGCCCATGGCATGGGGTTAGATCTCAGAGTCGGATCTTGGTCGCGATCGAGAGCGCCTTGGAGGCGATCGGGAAGATGCTCTCCGCCTTCACGATGATCAGGATCCCGAGGAGGCTGGTCGCGGACGACAGGACGGCGTCGGGGCTCGGCTTCCAGCTCCGGTGCTTGGCACGGGAGATGGACTCGAGCTTGTCGATGCTGTCCAGCGTCCGACGGTAGGCCTCGGAGTCGGGGTCCAGACCGTACGCGAAGGCGTAGGCGTCCTCCAGGAGGTCGTCCTGGTCGAGCTTCTCTGTGTCGGGGGACATGTGGTTCCTTTCTCTAGGTCTCATTATGAGCCCTGTTCCCCTCGCGTCAGGCCTCGGAGACCTTCAGCGTGACCGAGTCGCCCCTGCGCAGGTCGACCGCCGGCCTCTCCAGTGCGGCCACGACCTCCTTGTTCTCGTGGTCCACGTGCAGGACACCGTCCGCGGGAGGGGTGTACTGCTTGGCCGTGATGCCCAGGAGGGAACCCAGGAAGAGGTCGACGGCGGTGATGGTGCCGACGACGCCCTCGACGTGGCCGAAGCCCCAGGCGGCCGCAAGAGCCGTGTACAGGGTGGCGAGAGCAGGAAGGACGACCTGCGCGACGAACTTCAGACGGTCATACGTCTTGTTAGTCATGATGCTCCTCAGATGGCGGGTGAGATGGTAGTAGGGACAGTTCCTGCACAAGACGCTGCGCGGACCCGTTGCCGCCCAGCGCTCTGTACGGGTCATACAGGTACACGCGAATGTCATCGTACTCGGCGTGGGTGATCCAGCCGCGCGCGATATACCCCTCGGCGATGGCGACGAGCTGGATATGCGCAAGGCCAACCATGAGTTGGGACTGCGCGGCGTTCTTCGCGTTCTTCGCCTGAATGAATGCCCACAAGCCCGAGGAGCCAAGCACTGATGTAGCGACAGTGATAGCCAGTTCGAGCGTGTGAGACATCAGTTGGCATCCCCCGAGATGCAGACGAAGGGACGCAGGCCGGCGGTCGTGTTCCAGATACGACTGCTCAGACGGTAGTCCGCCCAGCAGGTGAAGTAGTTGTACCAGCACTTGTCCCGCAGCCAGAAGATCTGGTGGGGATTCGGGATGCCCATGCCCTGTCGGTAGTACGAGAACTGCTTTCCCGTAATATGGCTGGCCGCGTCTCGTCCCGCCTGAACCGGAGCCATGAGTCGGGCGCCGAACATCATGACCTCGTCCGGAATCGTGGAATAGATACCGCCGCGAACGAGTATCTGGTCCGATGTGTACGGGAACGTTGCGCTGCCGGCGTAGGTGTTCGCAAGAACGTCCTTGTGCCCCATGATATACTCGTCGCCGAACAGCGACGCGAACTGCGGTTTGAGCTTCGCCGCTGCATCGTACATCAGGGAGTCGCAGTAGTTCTTCAGCGGGTCTTCTGCCTTAGTGGCAATAGTGGCGGTAAGGCTTCGGTCGGGCATGACCACAATATGGTTCTTGACGCCCTCTTCCGTACCCCTGAAGTAGTTGAAGTCGACGATCATCCAACGGACGTTGTTATACAGCCAGTAGTCCCCGAGCCACAAGTCCTGGAACGATCCGGACCGGATCGCGTCCTTGTGGTCCTGTCGGAATTCGTTGCCGAGAGACGCTCCGCGAACGATCTGGTTGTGGGTGAACTGGTAGTTGGAGAACACGGCGAAGCGAAAGTCGGAGCAGGAGATCCGTTTCGTTGTGCTCTTGCCGGGGTTGTCGAGGACGATATAGTCCGATTCCTCGTTATACCGGACGATCGGAAGATCGGAGATACGCATGAATCACACCTTAAGCTCGTAGACGAGTTTTCCTTGAACGGGCGTAGTACGGTCTACCAGAACCTGCCCGTTGGACCATACTATGTCCTGGTAGATCCTAAAACCCGCGGTCATCCCCTGGAGCTGAGACTTGATCGCTGCGATCTCGTTGATGACCTTCTTGTTGGTGTCACCGTTCATCGTGTTGATCAAGGTGTCTTTCCAGGTGTTGTAGTCGGCCAGTCGCTCGGCCTTCCACTCATCCAGGTCGGTTTTGACCTCGGCGCTGTAGTTCTTCGCCCACTCCTGGAACGAGTCGTCCCACCGCTTGAACAGGGTGTCGCCATCGAGGTGATCGACGATACCAGTCACGAACGGACACGTCGACTGGCCTCGGTTGTCGCTCACCTGCTTGGGAGCAGTCCCGGCCTTGTACTTACTGTCCATGAAAAGGTAGAAGAGCGGGTACCGGGACTTGATCTCGTTGTTCGTGCTGGTGACGTCCGGTCGTGTTGCCCCGTCCTTGGGCGTCCCGTTGACGATCTCGAGATACGCCGAGCGCTGGTCGTCCGACCGATCCACAGTGAGAACCAGAGCATCCCATCGAGGAAATGTCGGGTGCGCCGGGGAACCGTCGATCTCGATCACGGCGTCATTGACCACCCACGTGTGGTTGAACCACGCGCGACCGCTGTCCACCTGAATAGTGAGACTGTTCGCGTCCTTCATCCTCGGGCGGAAACCGTTCAGCGCGGTCGCATAGATACCGTCGTGGATAAGTCCGTCGAACATCCGCCCGAAATCCAGAGCGGAATACTTTCTGTCCCCGTCCTTTGACGGATAAAAGCCAGAGGTAAGTGCCATTCTCCCTCCTCAGTGGTGCCAGGCCGAGGACTCGTCCGGCTTGGTAAATGTGGGATAGAACTTGTCGCCCTCGGACTCGGAGGAGGAGCGGGTGTACTCAGTGAGAATCGCCTTCTCCGATAGACCGTGGCCGTTCTCGAGCTGAACCAGGTCGCCCATGAAGAAGTCCTCGCCGTAACGGTACATCGTCGTCATGTCCGCCTCGCCGGTGTATACCGTCTTCTTGCCGTGCTTGTACAGCTCGTCGTTACAGGCATCCTCGATCTTCTGTAGGACCTGCTCCTTGGACATGGTCTGCTCGCCGAGAACCGAGTATTTTGACCCGTTCCTGTCAGAGCGAACGCCGGTCATCTCGTTGATCTGGATGTTCTGGAGATATCCCTCTCGGCGCTCCAGTCCCGAGATGCCGATCGTCTTCGAGTTGTTGGCGAGCTGCGTCTTCGGCTTTGTGTCGCCGTACTCATGTGCCTCACCGACGCTCTGGCTGCTGACAAGGCCCGAGTAGATAACGGACTTGTAATCCGCAACGGACTCGATGTAAGTTGCCTTCGACAGGTTGTCCATCTTGGGCGAGAAGATGACGGGCGACCGCTTCGTCTGCGACCGCGTGCGGTCCAGCCCCTTGTACACGTAACCCCACCAGCGGAAGGGGTTTCCGAGCTCCAGGTCGATTGCGAATCCGCCGCCGTAGTACCCGAGAATAGTGGTCACGATCTCGTACAAGCTGCCCTCAAGCGTCGACGAGAGGTCAATCGAGTACTGACTGAGCCGAAGGTCTGAGCCCGGGCCAGCGGGTTTGCTGTGCTGCTCAGCAACCGTTGTGAAACGGCGCTGCGGAAGCTTCATCTCGGCGCCGTCTCTTCCACGAAGAACTTCCGTCGGGAGATCCTTCGGGTTCGCCATCCAGCGCAGCCAGCCCACGTGGCGAGGAAGTGTCGGCTTACGAAATGCAAACGCATCCGCGACCAGGGACGTAATGATGTTGTCGCCGAAATCGTTGAAGCCTCTGACGTAGTAGAACCAGGGGTCATCGCTGGAGCGGATCGGCCCTACGATACGTCGGTCGAGAATGGACTCCAGGGATCGCCCTGTGATCTTGATCTCGCTGGCTTTGTTGTACTCCTCTGTCCACTCGAGCTGCTCGATGATCATGAGCTTCTGCGACTCAGGGGTGAACAGATATGTATCGAGGCGGAACTTCTCGTAGTTCTCGTAAGTGCCCGGGACCACCAGCTCGAAGTCGCCGTACTTGTTGTAGCGCTCCGTCCAGATAACCGACTTGTAGTCGTCAATCACGTACGCAAGGTTAAGTCCTTTGTCGAGGACGGCTAGATACACTATACCCCCTGGTAGAGAATATCGCGGGACAGGGACACCTTGGCTCCGCCGCCGACATTGATCGTGTAGTAGAGACGGTTCTCTCCCGGATACAGCATGAGCCAGTCCGAGTCGATATCGAGAAGATGCAGCGCCTTCTCGGAATTGCCGTTTCGAATACGCGTGACTGCCTTGTGGCCCACACGAGTGTTGATGTAAAAGCGATCGCCCGCCTTGGCCGGCTGCGTGGTAGCCGCGTCCGGGTGCCACTTGGTTGTCAGAGTCAGGTGCTGATTGCGAACATCGTCATAGATCGTGATCGGCGTGGCGTTGTCCTTGAGGATGTCGATCATGATCGTGAACCCCGCCGGAACGTCTCCGCCGTTCTCCAGAATAACGGAGGGGAGACCAACGGTCTTCGAAAATATAAGCGTGGGGCTCTCCGAGAGAGGCGTGTCCTCCCAGTCGAACTCGAACGCCGCGTGCTCCTGCACGAAGGGCAGATAGTTCTGAGTGTCGTCAGCGCCGTCCGACCAGTAGCCCTCGGGACAGATGAGGACGACCTTTATGGCCTCCTCCTTGGAGAAGATGTCCGGTTCGCTGGACTCGACGTACCCGAGTGTCTTGACGACCCGAGTGTCCGTCCGCACGATAATCGTTACCGGCTGCTTGATCGGTAGAAGGTTGTAGATCCGGTGCCGTGCACGCTCGACCGTAGGAACCTCGAGCGGCAGCAGGGTGAGCGTGATAGTTCGCATACCCACCCTGCTGCCGTTGAACATCGCCGAGTCGGTCAGAGACAGCGCTGTGGTGTTGATCGTAGCCTTCGCCGGGCCGAGGCCGTCGATGGACTTGACCAGGATGCCGGTGTCCTCCGGCTTGTCAATCTCCAGCAGCAGGCCCTCTCGGTCTGCGGGAATGAGCTCGATAGATCGTATCACAGCTTGAATATCTCCTCTCGAAGACCAACCAGCTGGCTCCGTGTCTGACGGTAGATCTCCGCCTCCGACAGTGCCCTTGGCGAGGTGTTGTACTGGTTGAAGATAACGTCGCCCTTCGGACGATCGCTGTCATTTTGACGCTGCGGCTCGGGAGCCGTAACACTGTACGCAGAGCGAAGTGCCTCGACCCTGGCGGCCTCCGCCGTAAGATTCGGAGAGGCCCCGAGACCGTTGATCGCCTCCTTGGCCTTGTCGACCTCGGACAAGTCCACTACCGGCTTGATCACCGGAGGCTCCTGGTTGCCGAAGAGGTCGACGTTCTCCGGATCGATATCCAGGTTCTTCTCGAACTCCTCGGAAACGGCCTTCGCCGAGTTCTGTGCAGCAGCAACTGTCTCGGAGGAGTTGTCGGAGATGCCCTTGGCGAACCCCATCATGGTCCACTTGCCGAGCTCGGCGAAGCGCCGAGAGGGCGAGTGAATGCCCAGGTAGGACTTGAGCCGGCCGATGCCGGCCTTCGCACCGGAGATAAGCGCGTCCCCGATCTTGTGCGCATTGTCCCTGACCCCCTGCTTGATACCGTTGATGATATCGCGGCCGAGTCGAGTCAGAGTGTCCCAGATACGGCTCCCGAAAGAGGACGAGTAGTCCTTGAAGCCCGTAACGAGCGCGTCGACGATGTTCCCGCAGGCGTCTCCGACGGTGCTGGAGTTGTTCCGAATCGCTTCAGCGAACCCGTTGAGGAAGTTGATCGCGATATCGAACGCCGTCTGGATAATCGTCGGAAGCTGCTCGCTGAACGCGGTGGCAAGCGTCGAGATGGTCGACACCGCCTGCTGTACAACGTCCGGAGCGTGGTCCTCGATGCCCTGCAACCAGGCGATAATGAGCTCGGCGCCCTTCTCGGCGAACTCAGGCATCTTGTCGATCAGCACCTGAATAAGCGCGAGAAGCAGGTCGAACGCGGCCTGAATTATCTGCGGCGTCATCGTAACGATGACCGTGAGAAGCGTCCCGATAAGCTGGATGCACATCTCACCGAACGCGGGGAGCGAGTCGGTGATAGCTCCGAATATGCCGATCAAGAGCGCCCCGAGACCATCGCGAATCGCCTGCATGTTCTCGCCGAGAACCGCCAGGAAATTCACAAGGAGACCGGCCAGGTTCGTACCCAGGATCGGCAGAAGCTCGATCATCTTCGCCAATATGGCTACGCCCGCTGCGCCGTTGACTGTCAGCAGCGTAAGACCTGTTGCGAACAACCAGACGCCCGCGCCGGCCAGAGCGAAGCCTGCGCCAAGACCGATGAGAACCAGCGCAAGCGCTCCGAGCCCGACAGCCGCGCCTATAGCAAGATAGCCAGCGGCGATGATAATAGCCAGCGCCCCCGCCAGGATAAGGAGGCCAGTAGCGGCCTTCCTGAGCGGAATCTGGCTGAGGATGACCAATGCCGGAACAAGGAGAGATATGGCGGCAGCAAGCGCAGCCAACGCGACTGCGCCCCCGATGCTCCCCGAGGCCAAATAGCTTGCGGCGACGATAACCGCCAACGCCCCTGTCATCTCGCCGAGGCCGATCAGATACTGCTGCCATGGCATCGCCGCGAACGTCGCAATGATCACCGCGACCTTGCCCACGGCCATAGCCACAACAAGAAGGCCTAGCGCTCCTACCGTGGAGAGCGGAATATTGTCCAGCAATATCGCGACGCCCATAAGGATCGCCAGGGCGCCAGTCATCTCGCCGAGCCCCACGAGATACGTCTTCCAGTCCATCTCGCCGAACTCTTTGATGACCGACGCGACGTTCTTGAGGGCGTACGACAAGATAAGGAACTGGATCGCGTTCCCGATGGCGTTCTTCCGCGGCGTAGGCACGCGGTTGAATATCATCAGAATCGCGATCATGATCGTGAGCGCCGCCATGCCTTGCAGCAGCTGAGCGAGAGACATCTCGCCGAGCTTGGCGACGCTGTTGACCATGAGGCGTACGCCAGCGCCCAGCAATATAGCACTCACGCCGAGCGCCATGAGCGAGCCCTTGTTCTTGCCGACATTCTTGGACGTCACGATGAGCATGCCGAATATAGCCGCGAGCGCAGCCGTTCCGGCGAGGATCTCGGGCCACTCCATACCGGCGACGACGCGCAGCGCCCCCGCCGCAGTTGCGACCGCGATACAGATCGCCACCATGGCGAGAGCCCCCACGAGCATGCTCGCGTTGTCCTTGAGCGAGTTGCCGATCGACTCCGCAGACGCCGTAAGGCCGGCGAACACGGCGATAATGGCGACCGATACGCCAAGCAGCTTGTCCGCCGGGATCTGGGCGAGCACCCACATCGCGGCCGCAAGCACCAGTATGGCGCCCGCATACATCAGGATCTGCTTGGCCGTCTCGGTCTTCGCCTCGGCCTCCAGCTTCTTGGAGAAGGAGGTGAATACGCCGCTGAACTGGTCGATGGCGTTCTTGACCGAGCCGATAAGATCCTTGATCGAGATGAACGTCCCGGAAATGGCACGACCAGCGGTGACGAAGCGAAGCAGGCCGCTGATAACGCCGCCGATGGCGAGCGTCATAGCGGCGACCTGGTGGTGCCCCGTGAACCACGTGATCGAGTTCTTGATGAACTCGCCCAGACCCTTCAGAGCCGATCCCGCGAAGCGAGCCGCTTGGTCCGCGAGGAACCCGAGCGCCTTGCCGACGGCCGTAACGCCCTTGCCGATAAGGCCCGGAAGACCGCCCCAGCGGTCCTTGAAGTTGTCCCAGCCGTTGGCGATATGCTCGCCGATGCTCATGTTGCCCCAGAACTCTTTCAGCGCCTTTCCGGCGTTCCAGAGGTGGGTCCCGAAACTCGACAGAGCAGCGCCGGCACTTGCCAGCATTGCCGTGAATGACGAGGTGTCAATCGACTTGAGGGACGAGGCGGCAAGCGTAATTTGGCCGCGGAAGGTGCTGGTGTCCACATCCGGCAGCGACAGTTTCGAGTCGTTGCCGGTGAGGGAGTCCATGAGGCCATTCGTGAAGGCGTCCTTCATGTCCCGGAAGGCCTGCTTGGTCTTCTCGATCCACTCGATGACCGTAGGCATCTTCTCGGTGATGTTCGCCTCGGTCTTGTCGCCGAACTCCTCGATCTTGTGGTTGGTACCGTCGATCCAGCTGGCAAGCTCCAGAATATAGGGCGAGAGCTTATGGGCTAGCTTGTTGCCGGCCTCCCAAGCCTTGCGCCCCATGGCGGAGACCACCTGAGCGAAGGTGATGACCGGCTGAGCGGCCTCCTCGACCTTGTCTCCCAGATCGACGACGTCGCCTGTAAGCACGTTGACCGCGCCGCCGGCCTCGTCCGTCTTCTTGAACGGATCGACGATCGCGTGGTAGATGCGGTCGAAGGTGTCCTTGATCGTCTCCCACAGGTGCTCGACGCTTCGCTTGAGTACACCCATGGGGTAGACGAGTCCGACGTAGAGACCCTCCTTGAACTTACCAGCGATGCTGGCCGCAGCCGCCAGGTACTTGTGCATCACCTGAAGCGCAGCGGTGACCTTTTCGGCGCCCTTCGCACCGAGGTCGAGCGTCTGGTACCACTCCCGGAAACGGAGAAGCTGGTACGCGATATAACTCGTGACGTTGAGCAGCACGAAGCCCAACCACTGTATAGCCTTACCCGCGACTCCTGCTGCAACGCCGAGAAGCGGTCCTATCGCCTCCGCGATGTCCTTGACGATATCGATGCCGAGACCGAACAGCCCGAAGATGCCCTGGAACGTCCGGCGCAGATCGACGAAACGCGGGTAGCCCATGATGAGGTACGCCGTGAAATCGCCGAACGCCTTAGTGATTCGTGCAAGCCCCTCTGCGGAAGGACCGGAGAATGTCGCGTCCCAGGCCTCCTTGATCGCCCGAAGAGGCATCATGATCGCGTCGAAGAGGTTCTTGAGGCCGCGAAGGACGTCCTCGCGACCGCCAAGATCGACCCATGCCTGGAGAAGCTCATTCCGAGCCTTCGAGGCGTTGCTGAGAACCCCCGTGAGGTAGTTCCCGATCCCCGACCAAAGCTCCTTGGCCTGCTCGAAGTCGCCGAAGATAATGCGCCATGTCTGCGCCCAACCAGAACCGAGCTCCTCCTTAAGCGTGTCGATGAGCTGGGAGAAGGTCTTGATCTTGGTCGCCGCGTCGTTCGCCGTCTCGGCGAACTTCATGATCTCGTCGGTCTGCTCCTCCGTGTAACCCATCTCGATGATCTGCTCACGAGAGAGATCACCGGTCATGAGCGTCAGAGTCTCGAGCATGACCTCAGAAGTCAGCCAACCCTCTTGCAGCGAGTCACGGAAGGAACCCTGCTTCTCGATAGCCGCGTCGACAGCCTGCCCGTGGACTCGTGCGGTGCGCTTAAGGGCCTCCTGCATCTGCTCGCCGCCCATACCGGCATTGACGACTGAGTTCCAGTCCATCAATTTGACGGTTCCGGTCGCAATCGCCTGCGAGAGCTGATACATGGCTGTTGACGCCTGCTGAGACGTCGATCCCGAGGCCGCAGCGAGGTTGGAGATACCTTTAATGGCGCTGACAGAGTCCTTCAGACCAACACCGGCGGCCGTGAATGTGCCGATGTTGCGCGTCATCTCGCCGAAGTTGTAGATCGTCTGGTCGGCGTAGACGTTGAGCTCGTCCAGAGCAGCGTTGACGGTGTTGATGTCCTCGCCCTTGGACGCGGTGTTCGCCAGGATGGTCTGAACGGAGTTGAGCTGAAGCTCGTACTCCTCGAAACCCGCCTTGGCGGCGTCAATGGTGAGGGCTTTGACGAGCTCGCCGCCGACGCTAACAGCCTTGGCAGCGATACCGCCCAATGACGCGACGCCCGCGACCTCCATCAGCCCCATGTTGGAGATAACATTAGCCGCACCAGAGACAACATCGCCGAAAGTCAGCCGACGAGCGGCTTCCGCGACGTTATCGATGCCCCGCGTAGCACCCTCGAGACGAAGCGAGGAGTCGAGGGACTGAATGCCCGCCTTGGACTCTCGGACGCCGTCCATAAACTGGGCGTTGTTGAACTTGAGACTTACGACTCGCTCGTCAATGGTAGCCATTAGCCCCTCAGCATTCTAGATATGCGGCTCTCGATCTCATCGAACACCGGCCGCATAGCCGGATTAATATAGTCCCTGCCGTGAACGTATCCTCCCGTGCCGGTGCCGTGCCCGTACTGAAGAATTATAGCGATCGGAACGCCGTTCACAACATTGGAGTTCGTCCACGTGAGCGTGACCCCCTTGGACGAGGTCTTCGCCTCGAATCCCCAGGACGCCGCCGTCTTGCCTGTTTGGACGGGTGTGGCGGCCGACAGCGCCTCGATGCCCTTCTCGCCACACGAGCGAAGAACATCAGCGACACTGCCGGCCTCCATCTTGTCCATCCACCGTTTGGTAGCGCGATAGTCGCCCTGCCAGGACAGAGACATCGACGGCATATCAGGTCTTTCGCGGAGCCGTGCAAGCCGTCATGAATACGCCACCCTCCGCCTGCGAGAACACACGCACACTGGAGTCAACGGCACGAATCGTCGTGTATCCGCAGATGTTCCAGTTGTTGTCGAACAACGGCGCGTACGCGTTCTCATAGACGGTGATGTTCTGCGGGAGCTTGCCAAACCAGTTCCAACCGCGCTCGACCTGAATCTCGCCGCCATTCGTGCCACCGATAACAGTCACCTCGGTGAGGCTGAATACGGCCCAGAGGCGCCTGTTACCTGTATCACGCGGACCTGTGACGTATGCGGGAGCGAAGTTTGGCGAGGAGAACCACTTGAGCTTGGTCTCATTCGGAGTATCTTCGAGTTCCAGTTTGTAGTAACCCGGGTAACCCGATGGTTCTGTAGACAGCGTGACGGGCTTGCTTGGACCCTTGTCTCCGGGAGGACCCTGTTTGCCTGGGTCGCCAGGTGCGCCCTTGTCTCCGGGAGGACCCTTATCGCCAGGTGCGCCCTTGTCTCCGGGCGTACTCGGGGAAGGTGTCGGCATAGGTTCGGGAGCAGCACTCACTACCCGTAGAACGTCTGCCAGCAGCACGGTCTCGCCGCTCTTGGGGTAGACGGTAAGCGGGTCAAAGCGCTCTGCTCCCTTGATGAACAGCGAGATCGTGTAGCCATAGCCGTTCGGACGAAGCTTCGGGTTGTCCGACGCGGGAACGGTCACCCCCCTTGCGCCGTTGACAACCAGGTAACCCTCGGCGTCCAACGTCCCACGGATCGGACGGGCCGATAGTATCTTGCGCCCGTGGTCCCCGAGGTACGAGACGTTTCGAACCTGCGGAGATATGAGTACGGTACCTTCAGCCGGGGTAAGGTCAGGAGCGACACCCTCATCAGCCCCATCCGCATCGAGATACGCGATCTGACCAGCGATCGTCGCGTATCGAAGGTCCTCGGGCCAATCCATTTTGACCCTCAGGCCTCTGTCTTCTTGTCGTTGTTCTTGAGCAGCTGGCGGATCTCGTTCAGCTGGCCATCAAGCGACGCGATGTAGTGCTCGATGTCGTCCAGGCGATTGTAAACGCTCTTCTTGCCGCCCTCCTGAAGAAGGCGCTCCACCCGCAGAAGAGTGTTGTGGGTCTCCTTGACCTTGTTGTAGATCTCGCCGTCGAACTTGACGCCCTCCTTACCCGGAGTCACGGCGTCGGCGATGGTACGAAGATAATCGACAGCAGAAGGCATGTTGAGCCAGTCCTCTTCAGTAGACGATTCGGAAAGAGTTGAGCCGGATGCGGTAATGCTCAGTACGTCCGGCCGGTAGCAGACATTAAGGTCCACATCGCCGTCGTAACCCGGAATTCGACCAGTGGCGGAGTACTGCCACGCGAGCAGCCACCAGCCGTGACCGAATGGAGCGTAAGGGCAGTCCGGAGTGCGCAGCGAGTCAAGATCGCTAGACGGGTATCCCGCAGCCCAGAGCCAATACGTCTCGGCCACGCTCTCCCAGTCGTAAGCCTCGGCCACACTGGCGGACATGTAGATGTAGGGCTTGATCCCTGTGCGGCGAGTAACCTCGTCGAGGAAACGCTTCGCCCAGTCGACGTTCCACCACGCCGTGCTGTCCTCCCAATCGAGATAGAGGAACGGTTTGTGCTTCAGATATGGCTGGATCGCATTGACGAAGGTCTCAACCTCCTCCTCGACCGAGTTCCAGCCAGGCCACGAGAAGTGGTAGAAACCCAGACGCTTCCCGGAAGCGAGAACGCCTTCGGTGTGCGTAGTGAAACTCGGATCGATGTAGCCACTGCCCTCCGTGGCCTTGACAACTACGAAGTCCGCGCTCGACTGCGAGATATCGATGCCGGACTGGTGGTCCGAGATGTCGATTCCGGTAACACGGCCACGAGAAGCCTGCGGCGCAGGAGCAGGCGCAGAAGCGCCTCGCCAACGAAGACACGTTGTCCATGCGGCGTTCTGCGTGAACGGATGATCCGCGTAATTGATAACACGCGTCTCGAAGCCTGTGTCGTCCTCGGTCGAACCATCCGCTCCGTAGGAGCCGTAGATATCGCCCATCGAGTCAGACCAGGCCTCTGCCAGATCCGGACTGTCCGGGCTGAACGAGTCGTCGCCGTTCCTAACGACCATGACGACATGACCCTTGGCTAGGATAAGATCGCCGACGCAGAACCCGCCCGAAGGCGTGCTCCCGGTCCAGGAGTCGCCGATATCGACGAACCCCCGGGCCTCCGCGTCGGCTACAAGCGAGCCTGTCCAGGTAGACCTAGGGAAATAGGCATAGGGCTCGCCGCAGTTGTGGAACGCAATATTGTACGCGTCGGCGACCCCAGCACTGCAATCCATCTGTCCGGGGCCTGTGAGCCATCCGAGCCAGTTGGAGTTGTCGAACGCCTCGTGCCGTCCGGGCTGGCTGTATCCCACCCCGCCGAAGTCATTGGTGCGGCACCAGTAGCGCATCTGACTGGCGGCATACTCGTTTACCTCCACGTCATCCCCTCGTGTTCATCGCCTTCCGGCGGGCCTCGTTGATTCTTCGGTACTCGTTCGCCACATCCGCAGCGGATCGCTTGTTGTCAGGATTCGCCTTGATGCCGGCGATACGAATCAGGGTGAAGAGCCGATTCAGGTGCCAGCGCTCGCACTCGAACGGGATTCCGGCCGCAACCATCCAGTAGTAGATGAGCTCCGACGTCACGATCTCGTTCGAAGCACCTTCTCGCCGATCGCCCTGAAAAGTGGTCGCAGTCATCGGCTTGTTGATGTACAGCTGAACCGCAGTCACCGCATCCGCACCGAGATACTCGTACAGACGCTCATCCGCGCGGCCGACAGTCATGCAGCGAATGTAGTCGAGCGTCTCCTCCTCGGACTTCTGGTCCTTGGTGAGGAAGGGCTTCTCCCACTTCGACTCCCATTTTGACAGAGAGAGAAGAGAGTGCTCAAGCCGAAGAGTCCCTTGAACAGGAGCGAGAAAGACCTCGCGCTCCTCGTCGAAGAACTCTTCGCTTTCAATCTTCAGTGTGAGCATGGTGTGTCCTTGGGTATCCCCCCGCGGCAGGGAGGCCACATCACCTGCCGCGGGGGGACGATTTCACGGGGTCGAGTTAGTCTCGACCAGCGCGGTGACCTCGTCCGGGAGAAGGAGGGTCGGCTCGTCCGAGCCAGAGCCCCAGAGCTTGTCCTTGAGCGCCTTGAACGCCTTGGGCTTGACGGAGTCCGACGTGACCTCCAGCGAGGAGACCGGCTTGAGGCCGGTCGCCGCGATCGGCGTGGACTTGCACGACCAGGAGAAGGTCGTGGCCGTCGGGCTGGAGTTGACGGTCTCCCGTGCCTTCTCCGACGGAGAGGCGAGCAGGCCGTAGAGGAGGTGGATGGTCTCGCCGTGGGCGTTTCCGTCCGTGTCATTGCCGCGAAGGGTGCGGTAGGACAGGCAGAACGACCTGCGGGCCTGCTGACCCATGCGGACGCCCTTCTGGTCGACAACACCGTCGCACGCGAAGAACTCGTCGGGGAAGGTGTAGGCCTCGATAGTGGCCTCGAACTCCTCCGCCGAGATCATCGACAGGTACGGGATGTTGTCGGCGTAGAGCTTGGTGATCTCCGCGCCGGTGGGCTTGTCTGTGACCTTGGTCAGGCCCGACCAGGCCACGCCCTTGGCGTACTTGGACGCGGTGGGGTCCCAGACGTACAGCACGCCACGGTCCAGACCCGTGTCATAGAAGTGCTTGCCCGTCTCGTCCCACGTAAGAGCAGCCATTGTGTCTCCTAGCTGACATAGATGGTGAATACGTCGTGGTGCAGGCCGTCGGCCACGAAGTGCGATGAACGACGCGTCAGAGGCAAGTCCCCCACACGGTCGGGAATATCGCTGTCCGGGTTCCGATCGATGACCGTCACCTGGTACCCCGTGGCCTTGAGGTACTTTATGTTGTCGGCGTGCCTGGCGTACTCGTCCGAGCGTCCGTACACTATGCACGGGTACACCATTTTGACTGTCGCCGGAGGTTGGTAGTAGACGTGGTCGGAACCCAGCGCTGTCGTCAGCATCTTGTGCAGTCTAAGGCGTCGGTCCATTGTAGACCTTCCCCAGCTCCAGCACGAGACGAGGACGCGCCACCTCGATGGAGCCCACCGTCCAGCGCGTCCTCATCCACGTCACGTACCTGATGCCTGCGAGGTTCTCGTCCAGAAAAGCGTCGGCCACGATTGAGATCTGGTTGTTGACCCGGAAGTCGTCCAGAATCTTCGAGCCGCCCTCCATGTTGCGGTAGATGCGCGTGATGTTCCCGAAGTAGTACCGCTCGACGATCTGGTCCTCCCAGACGCCGGGCGACACCTCCTTCGGAACACCGACACCGATCGCGCCGTAGAACCTCGCCACGGCTTACTTCAGCGCCTCGCGCAGAACCAGAGCAGACTTGTACTTGACCAGCGCGCCACTGACGCGGGTCTCGTACAAGTACTTCTCCTGGTTGAAGTCGATGTCGAAGTTGGTGAAGAAGTTGACCTCTCCGCCCTTATCGGCACCGATGGTGTAATCAGCGAGGTTGACAATGGCCCCGTGGTAGATGTAGTTCTCGTCCTTGGCGCCGTCAAGAACATCGCACTCGACGATGCCCTTGACGTTCAGAGCACTCGCGACCTTGTCCACGGTCTCGTAGATGTAGCGGCCGTTCTTGTCCTTGAGCTCGAGCATCTTGCAGACGAAGGCGTTCGTCGTGAAGAGCGTCGGCGAACCGCTGCCCTTGTAGTTCTTCCGAGCAGAGCGGACCGTGTCCACAATCGCATCGGCGGTAACGTCCTTGGGCAGGGTGACCTTGTGCGCGAACAGGTCATCATCATGGATGATCGGGCGGATGTTCTCGGCCTTGATCTTCTCGGGAGCCGAAGCGGCGCGACCGTCGCCGATAAGGATCGCACGAGCGAGCTCCTCGTCCAGGGAGGTGCGCAGGTTCTGCTTGATCCAGTTGACCACATCGAAGTCCGTGATGTCCAGGATGTCGTCCCGGTCCATCTTGGTACGAACGTAGATAGTGGTCGGAAGGGTCTTGCGGTTGGCGATCTCGTAGACCACATCGGTCTTCATGCTCGCCTTGACGTAACCCTTGGCCCGGAGCGCATCCGGCGTCAGGTCGCTCCACTGGGTCTTGACCCTGGAGAAGGGGCTGTGCTTGCAGCCGTTCAGGATGATCTGGACCGAGGTCTGCTCTCGGCCGATCCGCTGCGGCTCCTTGTCGACGTTCGTGGCGTCCGGGAACAGGATCGAGGGGTCCTTGATTCCGTAGGCCTGAGCGTGCGCGAGAGCCGCCGAACGCAGGGTCATGCCCGGCATCTTGGCGTCCTCGACGATCGCCTCCATCTCGGCGTGCGACAGAGTCGGACCCTCGTCGTAGCCGCCCTCAAACACGTTACTGTGCACCAGGTGATCACTCCCATCCATGTGCTCGGCGTCGTCGTACTCGTCGGCCTCAGCCTCGTCGTCGTACTCGTCGTACTCGTCGTACTCGTCGGCCTCAGCCTCGGCGTCCTCGAGGACCTCTCCGATAACGGCGTACATCGCCTCACGCTGCGCGTCGGTCATCGAGTCGATGGCCTCGCCGACGGTCATCTCGTCTTCGTCCATGTCTTCCTCGTCGTCGAGATCCTCCTCCGAGTGCTTCAGAGTCAGACCGCTGTAAATGACTGCCTCGGTCTCGTCCTCGGTGTAGGACCCGTCCGAGTGCTGGAGCGCAACATTCTCGATGAGCGCTCCAGGGTTCGCCCCAGAAAGAACCAGGGACACCTCGACAATGTTGCCGTGAGTGACCGACGGGCCCTTCTGGGACAGCCTGTTGGCGTAGATGGACATCGAGTTGACATCCCCGTGCCGGACAAGCTCTTTGGCGCGTGATGCCGCCTCGCTCTTGTTGAACGTGCAGTACGCATACACACCATTTTGACGGTTCTCGAGCAGAGCGTGTCCGAGAACGTTGTCCGGAGCAGAGTGGCCGTGCTGCCAGACCAACGGCACCTGCGCGCCGTCGTTGTCGATGAACGCGTTCGCCCGGATCACACGCCCGTCGGAGCATGTGATGTCGTTCTTAGTCGCCCATCCGCTGAAATCGAATCGACTCATTCCTCTCCTTCATCGTAGTAGGAATCGTCTTCGTCGGAGTACTCGTCTTCCTCGCCCTCGTCCTGATCCCCAACCGGATTGATGTTGGCGTTCTGAAGCTTGTCCGCCTGCTCGTCGTACGAGGGCGGCAGAGAGAGGAATGAGCGTGCTTCGTTGGAGGTGATGACCTCCGCCTGCAGAAGCGTGTTCAGAGACTCGACCAGTTTCGACGGAGCGGTCGATCGGAACGGGTCACGAAGATACTGAATGCGATGCCCCCGAGTGCGTGCTGTCTTGGTCAGGAACTTCGTAGTCATGGCATTCGTGATTGCGCCCAGAATCGGCTCGACCGTTCGGCTCCAGTACTGCGTCTGAACCTCTTCGGTTGCCGTGCCGTTGACGACGGCCTCGGTGATGCCCAGTCGAGCATACACCTGAGTGGTGAGGTACTTCACCTGCTCGAGAAGGTTGTTCTCCGCCGCTCGGTTGAGCTGTGTGATCTTCTCCGTGCCGTCGGTGTAGGCGATACCGTACTTACTGCCCTCGAGCTGATTCTCGATGTCCTTGCGGCGGTTCTCCGCGCGCTTCTGCATCGCCTCAGTCTTGATGGTGTACGGCAGCTGGATGATGATGTCGAGCTTCCCCGAGAAGGACTGCTCGTCCGCCTTGTCGAGCATCGAGAGCTTGCGGGCCAGACGGGACAGCGTCGAGTTGTTCTTGTTAGTCACCTCTTGGAGAGGATTCTCGACAATGGCGACCTGCGCCTTCGGAAGAATAATCTCCTCGCGCCGGCCGACCTTCTCGTTGTAGAGCTTGACCTTGACGTGCTTGGGGAACCACTCCGTGACTGATCCGACGCGCATCGATCGAATATCGTACGTGTCGGACTTGGCCGGATTGAGCGTGGTATCCACCGGAACGATGGCCGCCGCATCGTCCTCCAGCAGGGACAGGACCAGGTCTTGGATGAATGTGCGACCCACCTGATCGACATTGGACGCATAGGTGAGGCACTCGTTCAGGCCGGAGTCGATCTCGCTCTCGTACCGTCCGTTCTTTCCGACGCGAACGTGCCGAATGGGCGTGGCCGCGACATCGATGGCGATCATGTTGTAGATCGTCGATATGATGGAGCGGTCGGTCGCGAGTGAGAGAAACGGCCGGTCCTGCCTGGCGGTATAGCCGGGCCCCACCGACCAGTTGCGAGCGTGCTCGTTCCCCGAGAACGCGTTGTACGCGTGGCGAAGTCGATCGAGTAGACTAGTCAATCGAACATCTCCTTGTTCAGCTTGTAGGCCACCCACGCGTCCATAAGCGCTGCGACCGAGTCGATCTTGTTCTCGTGCCGGGCCTTGAGCAGCTTGCGGTTGCCGTTGGTGTCCTCAAGCGTGATGGCGTTCCCCATGGTGAACTGCATCATCGACTGATCGAAGAGCAGCCGACGATCCTGCGCCATGGCCTTGATCTCGCCCAGCGGGACCGACTCGGTCTTCGCGCCCTGAATAACCTTCTCGACGCCGAAGGGTCCGTTCTCGTTCGTCCACCGCTCCACGAACTCGCGGGCGTTGTACGGGTCGAACCCTATGCAGCGCACATCGTAGGCGTGCTCCTGGATGTACTCCTCGAGGTCGTCGAAAACGGCCATAAGATCGAGCACGCTTCCATCGAGCACCCGAAGAGAGGTCTCCCCCAGAAACTCCTCATACTTCTGCCGAGTCGCGCCAGGCAGACGAAGCATGGTGCGCTCCGAGATATAGCACCGCGTCTTGACGCCGTACTGTTGATCGCCCAGGGGAAACAGGAACGTGAACGCGCAGAAGTCGTCGCCCTGTGAGAGATCCAGACCCATGGCGCAACCCATCTCCCAGAAATCGCGCTTGCGGTGCGGGAGCGTCTCCTCATAGGTGAAGTAGTACGTGTACCCCTCCATGGGGATGCCGAACCGCTTGGCGAGGATGTCGTTACGAGCGTGTGGCACGTTCTCCGCACGCTCCACGTCCCGCTGGTACGTCTCGTAGGAGACGGTGTATCCGAGGTTCGGCTGAGCCTTCCGCCAGGTCGACGGATCGCCCACTTCCTTGACATCGTCAAGGCGGTAGTAGAAGATGCTCGTGTGCGGGTCCTGATACTCGCCCCGAAGAATCTTCAGAAGCTCCAGCTTGATGTTATCCCCGGCGCCGTTTCGGACCAGGCCCTCTGACGACACCGCCAGGATCAGGTAGTCGTCGACTTTGGACGCCCCCTGCTCGATCGCCCCGATGACGTCCTCGCGGATATCGCCCGACAGCCACTCGTCGACGGTATTGATCTTGGTCCGTAGCGACTGGAGCTTGTTGATCGTCATCGGACGGATCTCGAGCACGGAGTTCGTCAGAAAGTTCTCGATGCCCTTCTTGGTCGGTGACAACTGCGGGCGATTGGCCTTCGCCGTCGGTGACGTGTTCTGGAGAGACCCTTGGGTGAGGAATGAGAACAGCGGTCCCGGATGGCGCGAGATGGCTGTCGCGAGCGGGGACATGACCTCCTCCGCGAGCTTCATCGTGGGGGCGGTCGTGATCTGGTGCGTCGTACTCGTATCGATCGTGAGGAAGTAGGCCTGGAAGAGGGTCATGTAGAGACTCTTCGCCGCACCGCGACCCACAATCAGGTACTGCTTGTTCACCAGACGTCGCCGAACACGCTTGCGCTCGAAGTGCCCGGACTCGCCTCGTTCACCCGGAACGTAGACCGAACGGTCCTCGAAGTACCACCATCCGAGGACCTGCTCCGCCCAGAGTTTGAAGGTGTCGAGGAGGTGAAGCTGCTCGCCATCGGTGAGCGTCATCTCCCTCTCGCAGAAACGGATGAACCCGTCGATCGCCTGATCATCGTAGTAGTACCTACGATCATCCACCAGGCGATCGATACGGTTCATCTCCATCTCTATCTCGTGGCAGACTGGAATCTCGCCCGATAGTACCCGACGTCGGAAAGCCTCGTAATACTGGGGGGTCGCAGTATTGGAAAGCATTTTGAAGGTCAGCCGCGCTGTCGAGAACTGCGCCTAGGCCGCATCGTCGTACCCGGCCGCCCCTGCTTGAACCCGCTGTTCGCCCGACGCTGCTTTCGCTTGAGCCTCTCGAAAGCGGCCTGTCCGCGCGCTGTCGGGTTGTGCAGCACCAGTTCCTTGCCGGGAGTCGACTGCTTTGCGCGGCGCATCGCAGAACGCGCCTTGGAGCCGAGACCGCCGAGGCCGCCCTGAGCGCGAGAGGCCGCAGAACGCGCCTTGGAGCCGAGACCGCCGAGGCCGCCCTGAGCGCGAGAGGCCGCAGAACGCGCCTTGGAGCCGAGACCGCCGAGGC